CTCCGGACCACTGAGAGTACAATTTTACAAGAGCAGACTATTTCTTCGCCGTTAGGCTTCAATAGCACTGTCTCGCAAGATTATGCTTCGTGCAGGTGGATTCCACACTGTAAGCGACTGTGTCTTACCAAGATCTATCCGCGCTTGCGTAGCTAAAGCTTTGACTAAAGCTTCAGTTGAACGCAACTGTTTTCTTAAAACAGTAAGCGCTTCCCAATTTAGGGACATCGCCTCCACCAAACTTTGAGTGTCAGGCGGTAGGATAAGACTTGGAATATAGATAACGTCTCCTTCCGGTGTATCATGGTAATCCATCGATGACGGATAGTCCACGACTGGGAAGAATACGTTCTCCCTGTCTACGACAGTTCGCTCTATCGCGCGACCTAATAGTATATCAAGCCACAGACTTGCTGTAGTTGACCATACGGTATAGGATTTATACGCTCCAAGTAAAGCTCGTACATTCTGTACGAAGTACAACCAGAACGCCGGACTAAAGAAAACTAAAGGGATTGAGATGATCCCTGTAGCCAAACTAGGATGGTCAATGACGCTTCATCTATGCCAGTTATTGGCAAAAGATAAGGTGTCCTGACCAAGCCGTTCTATATACTTCGGTATTTCCAGTCTATTCAGTTTCCAACTGATAGTCTGTAATTTATCGATAGTATATTGGAAAGGCAGGCCTCCAGAAAGAGCATTGAACCAAGCCTTGGTATCATTCATTGATGCCACGCTTGGAACTCTCTTCGATAGGAGTCCTGTTGGCCCTAGCAACGCTACAAACATTGAAAGATACAATGCTTGCACATGTCGACCTTTCGGTCTAAATGCGAGCATTTCTTTCAATGAAGTCTCGACCTGCTGTCTAAAGAGGAACCAACCTCTGTCGTGTAGAGATAGTACTAATAGGAGGTGCATGAAAGAATTTCTTACAGCACCAAGTAATAGAGAAGGTCCTATCGGGGAGAATTCTCCTACGTGAACGTGGAATAATCGTTTTGCGAACTCAAAGATACCTTTATCACTGACAATTGATTTTGTCATGTTTACAGGAACTCCGAGAGTTTGCATGATTATTCGGTATTGATCCGCTACGGATTGATCGCAGATAACTAAATCATCTCCGACAATCGCGTAGTATGGATAATAACCGATCCACCCAGCCCGCACAGCTGCAATTTGAACAACGACGTGATGACAAAATGCCAACGACGCCCAGGAGCTATAAGCTCCCATAGGTTGTCCTACTGCATATCTATACGGTCTGTAATAGGATAGTTCTCTGTCCCAGTATTCCCAATCTCTATCTATTAGTGATACCCAACACAACGCTACGGATTTCCCGAAAAGGATCTCCATAACTTGAGTTTGGAACGCTAAAGGTAGCCGATCGGTGGCTGCGGTCAGATCGAATGAGAAAGCGGTTGCTGTCAATCGTACTCTGGGTATTACCCAGTCCTCCACAGGTTTCCATTGTGCGTGAGTCCCATCTTGGGGGATAGCAGCCAAGGATTTAAAGAGAGAGTCGTGAATTGGTTTGAACGCAGCCTGCGTCCACCAATCGGTAATGGCGATTATTCGCCGTTTACCAGCTCCATCTTTATCCAAAGCTACTAGCCGTCCAATTTTGAGATTTCGCCACAGGGTTACCCATGCGGTGCTTCCTTGCGGAAGGTACGATCTACCAGACAACCAAATCCAAATTCGACCTGATGTCAGACAAACAAGAGCTAATATCGGAAGAGCGACAAGGAGGACAACGATGATCCAAATCATCAGTCCAAATCTCTTAGATAACCATAACAACTTTAACAAAGGAAATAATTTCCCATGTTTTAAGATTGCAATGGCATCTACTGGAGACCACCAAGTTGCTTTAGGTCCGTTAGGACCAGCCGATTCCGAAATAGGAAGTGTAGAGTTTACTTTGGAAAGTAATGAAACTTCCGGCAGTCTGCCAATTGCGAAAAGGATTTCTCCTTCCGGCAATGTAGCAGATACCCCTGAAAATGGTGACGTAATAGTCCCAAAATTAGGGTTAGCACGGAAATTCATAACTCGATAAAGCGAAAATGCAGACAAGACCAATCTTAGCACCGTCCGATTGTAGAAATTAGGAGTCGTTGTAAACGCTCTTATTTCCACTCTCAATCGGTGAGGGATGATCGCAGGCAGACAGTATCTCATTCGCACTCGAGCCGGTTTAACCGGTCGGGAGTTGACGAACGCTACTACAAGAGCCTGACACTGTTTTAGATAAAGTGTACAATATTTTGTACCACTTTTCTTACGCAGTGTCTGGATTCTCGTAGCCAGTAGTTTGAAATCACTTAATAGTGGTTTCATACCTGTGGCCCGAACAAGCAACTGAATCGCTGACTGGATTTCTCCAGTCTTGATCCAATTCTTGCTTTGCAAGGGTTTCGCTAAAGCGAAGGATGAAAGAAATTTCATGAAATTTTAAAGTCCTCTCTTTATCGTAAACAAGGTAGCTCTCGGATATGATGCGTGGTCCTAGATGGCCTAAGTACGGGATTGTTTGCCCCGTATTCGGTCGACCAGTGTCCACCGCGTCTTATACACAGTGCCTGGTATACTGTCCCTTGTCCTTGCCGTTGAACATGCTGCAGACTATGCGTTTTCGCTGGATATCACGCATCCACATAATCTGTGTGATTCGTATATCTCTCGATGCTGGGAATGGTCGCAACCATCCATACAAGGATCAATACCGATTTCACATCAACGCATGGAATCTTCACCATGATAGTTCAAGGATCTATAACTTACCTAACGTACCTTTTCAGCACGATAGAGTCCACAGACTGGCGTAGCACGCTTCTAATTTAAAGAAGTCGTGACGCTCCATACGTGGGGGTAATGGTAGTTACTACTGTTACCAGGGCATTGTTCCCGGGCTGACAGCATTCGGTCGTGAGAAC